ATACAATTTACTATGAGGCGCTGCTGTTTCTAGGATTTGCGCTTGGAAAGTATAACTGGAGTCTCGGGAATGAATCATCACTGCGGCGCCGGAGACTTCGTTCAACTCTGCTTGTAACCTATGAGAGACTTGCTTACCTTTAAGAATCACGGCGCCTTTTCTTATGTACCAGATTGCAGCCAATGAACCCGTACCAAAAGTTGTACCCTTGACATTGTTCATGTCAGAGCCCGATGGAATAATCCAAAGACCGTAAGCTCCACCGTTTTGATCTAAGTTGGTTGCCGCCGCGCTTCCGTATGCATCAGGGCTACGAGCGGTGCTCGTGCTAGAGGGGTCTGTAGTCGTCCACCCGGCCTGTCCAAGAACACTGCCATCATTCTGTAGGTGCTCATCGCCAAGAAGACGGAAGATGTTTGCAGGGGCCACGCCGGCGTTTAGCCAAGCAAATGCGGCGTAAGCAGCATATGTTGGGCCAGTCTTGTTTCCCTCGCGCCAGACATCACCGGAAGAAGCACCAGGAATAGGATTGCCGAAAGTTTCAACGAACTCGGCCAATGAGCTAATCTTGTACGGTCTCATGGCAGGGCCCTGCGGGAACCGTCCAATAATAGTGGGGCCCACAGCATCGGGCAACCTTGGTATCTGTGAGTTATCAACCTCCTTGAGGAAGATTCCTGGCGATACGAATCTAAACTTTCTTGCTATTGATGATGACATTTATGGCTCTCCTATTGTCCTAATCTAGCTATATAGAATATTACTAATTTTTTGGCCTTTCACAATATAAATAGTATTTTAAAAGCCTAAAGACCATTAGTCTTTATAAAAAGACCTGATGCCCTTCTTGGGATTATGCTCCGGAATATCGCCTACGATAACACGTTCACGGGGGAATCGAATTTGAACTGCATTTTCCCTTATCGCAATCTTGGGTCTTTCATCATTTATCCCTCCACCCAAGAGATATCCTAATATTTTAAACTGTATTTTTGACTCATAAGAACTTTCTCCCTCGCCGGTGACATCCAATAACTGTTGAAAGTCCTGCTGAATGAACCCTTCGAAGCGATGGCCCTCGTGATTTATAAAAAAGTTGTTAATCTGACCGGTTGTTGTCATAAAAGGTGTAGTTATTTCATTTAACTGCTGTTGATAGTTTGTGCGGACCACAATATCATAGTTAACAGCGACATAAGTTGGCACTGGCATGGTTATTGTTTCATAAACAACCTTTCCTGGGTTTGTAAATGGAAAATTCTCTTGGCCGTGACCAGATGTTGCCGAACTGAGTGTTCCGAACTTCCTTCTGGAGTCTGCATTGATGAAATTGGAGGTTTTTTCTTGGTTTATTCGCCTGGAGACCGTCAGTGCGCCGCCTCGGGGGCCCCTTAACCCGTCATTCATGTTTGGAATGTGCGCCCAAGCAACCCCCTTGAATGTAGGGTCTTTTGAAATGGACGTTCTATTGACAATCAGCAGCGGAAGCTTCAAAACACCGTTGGCATCTCTTAAGCTTTTGTCATTTTTGATCTGGAAGGCACGCTCGGCGCTGATCCAGATAACCGGTACCTTATTGAAGCCCTTGTTTGTCGTAGAGGACGGGTTCATCGTCTCATCAACCCAGTTAAAGAAGGCTTGATCGATGGTTTCTATAGTCGAGGGCATAAAAACAAGCTCTTTCAACTTACCATCAGCGTCTTTAATCTCGGTGTAATCTCTATTGTATGTCTTAGGTGGCATCAAATAGGCCCTCTCTGGCTCTCACACACTTGGCTGAGATCTCCATCTGGTGATCGACTTGGCCAAATATCTGTTTTGGTTCGGATAAAGTAACTATCTCATAGTATATACTTCCGTACAATACAAAGTCGCCTTCACGAACATATAAATCTTGATCTTCTGTTAGCCGACGCTTATGAAAGTGCACCGTAATGGTCGCCTCTTTGTCTAAACCGATGTTAGTTTCAAACTTGGTCTGAATCCCCTCATATGCCACCAGGGCAAACACTCTTATAGGAGGAAGGAAGGTTTTATTTATCGCTTCTCCATATAGCGAATGATAATTGGTCCTCTTTAGATCAATCGGATAGTATACAATCTGTTGACCAACAACCCTTTCAATAAGCTCATCGTTAACTTGCTTAACAAGATCTCGCTCCTTCTTGCCCAAGAACAGAGGAGGGGGAGGTTGGTTTGGCTGTTTCCACTTCTTATCGTTCTCAGACATTTATATTATCCTTGATAGATTGCAAGAGGGATTTCCTGGTATACTGTATCAATAGCCGTGACCATTTTCGCATCTTGCTCGGCTAGAGCCACATATGTCATCTGGTCCAATACAGTTTTAAGCTCTTCTCTAAGAGCGTCTTGCTCTGCCTTGGCTTGTGACAGAAGATCGGATGCATTTAAAGTAACAGACTCGCCAGGAATAGGTATTGTGGCGAACTTTCCTCTTACCTGGCCGAGAATTTCCTTAGTTAGAGCTAGGGCGTAGCGACGGATCCATTGTTTGCCTATAGAGTTAATATTCTTGTAGGGCACATTCGGGAACGGCAAGGTATTCATGTTGTTAATGCCGGCAACTCCACTCTTTCTATCCGAGTCTTCCTCCCAGGCATCGCGATGCATCGTAAAGGTAACCCAGAATGTGCTTGGTATCGTGGCGTGTGGAATGGGGAACAGTCTTAGCTTGTTGTTATGAACCTCGAATGAGTAATGAGATAGCCTAGTGTACAAGTGATCTTCAAAGGCCATGGCTTGAAGTTTGTTGTGCCATGCCGGAATTATCTCAAACGTTGTATCATCAGCGAACTGTCCATAGTAGTTCATATTTCCTACAACATTAAGCCCACCATAGTAACCATAGAACCTCCACATCGATGCTGGTGTTTTGTAGAACACTCTACGAATCTTAAACTTGCGATTCATTCTGTCTTGCTGGTTTGGCGTCAATGTACCAGCCGACTTTTCAATACTGCCTGTTCCATATGGAACCGCACTTTTAGTGTCTGCGTCTATATCGATTGACGAGCCTGATATGATAGACTGTAAGTCGTAGTCCTGTTGGCCTGCGACGACGTCAAATGAGGCTGAGTACTCGATAAGGTTGCCCCCGACGCCGGCTTCTTCGGCCAAGCCGTCAGCTACGCGCTGGGCGTAACTAAACTTATACCTTGGGTACTTAAGGTTCACCAGGGAGCCGCTGACGGAGTCGAGGGCGCTGCCGGTCTGATGCTCACCCTTGTGATCGAATGTGCCCGTAGCCATGCCTAGCAAGTCCGATAAGACGTTCTTAGCTTGATGGATGTTGATTTGGTAAGAGTATTCTAAGCACGCTTCTTCGTAAGCCGCATAAACATTATCAGCCTTAAGTTCGATGTCCAGCACATCTCCACCAAGCTTCTTATACGTGTAAGCCACTTGGGCTGCGGCGCCAAGTTTAAAATCAACGTCATCGTAGACACCAAACGGTAAGGCGGCTTTTACGTCAGTTGAGCTACCGGTTGCGGGCAATATAACAGCGCTAGTGGTGCTGCTCGGTGTTAATTTTGGGACGGCCATGCATAGAGTCTCCTATTCATATGTAAATAGTTCTCCATAAGACAAAACCCCCAACCAATGAAGGAAGGGGGTTTGAAAGATAATAGAATAGTTCTACTCTTCGGAAGATTCTGTTTCAACAGGGCGGTTCAACTTGGGCACCAAGGGTTCCCAACCACAAGGAATTTCGGACACTGATGTGTTGACTTGAAATTTTAGTTCGTCGATTTCGGATTTTAGACGATTCAAGCTCAGCAGAATATGTTCAAGTACTTCCGTGCAATCTTCAAACTGTTGCTCGATTTCTTCCATCTTTTCTTCAAAGCGGTCTTGGTTCTCCAAGATGTTTTCGTTCTGCTCTTTCACATATCACCTCTTCTCTTTTAATATATCATATGCTTTGTGCTTTGTCAACAAAAAAAGAGCAGGAAATTTCCTGCTCTTTTCAAGCTCTTCTAACAAATTGTAATTTGATAATTACGAAATGTTAAGCAGAACCATAGAATACTCGGTGTCCACAACGCCACCAGCCATAACCTGACCAAGCTGCGGTGTTAAATCGTCACCATTGTCGGCCATAACGGCCCCAGCAACTGCGTCTGAGCGGACTACTCTGTGTCCCAAAACAAGAGTCCCGTTGGCCAAGACAGCGGCAGGACCACTGGTCTGAATCCAGCCAAACTCATTATCGGACATGTCGGTCACGGTAACTCCAACTGCGGCGCCGGTTTCGGCGGTGGGTGCAATGATGACATCAGCATACGGGTTCTGCATAAGCGACACTTGTGAGCTATTTTTCACAATGGCTGTGTGGATTGGATCATACGTTGTAATAATAACTGTCGCGTCATCACTGTGGTCGTGAGCCGGGTGAGATTTGATTCTCAAGCATTGCCCCTCTCCCTCTTGGTCGTTGACATACAAATAACCTTCAGCAAACAAGTTTGCGGTCAAGTCAGTTCCGTTGGTCTCAAGCGAGATCGTAGTCGATCCTGCCGCGTGAGAAAAAGTGGAACCGTCAGCATCTGCATGTGGTTTGCGGTGTGAGCCATCTGCTGCACAAGCTTACCAGCGGTACAAGCGCCGCCCATTTGAGCATATCTAAATGTCCTATCACCATACTCCAGTTTCGCTCCCAGTGGCCACAACTGCGTTGTGCTAGTTGTGAACGGGTCTGCCACGGCTGGCTTAGCCGATGAGACAGAGGCCTTACCGATAATGTTGCATGTGCTTGTTTGTGAAACGGTCGCTTCAGTAGTAGAAGCCGTTCCGCCGGGGTCGCCGGCGAAGTCAGGGCCTGATCCACTAGCATATGTAACGAAGTTTCTTCTGTCCCCTGTTGCTGTTGTTTGGTCGTTAACCAGACTCTTGATACGAGCCCAACCTACTCTCTTTGTTCCCATAATAAATTCCTCCTACAGAATGTTAGGTCAATTAACGAAAGATGCTTTTCTTTCACATATAAATAGTTCTATCAAACATCTTAAGCAAATAAAAAACCCGCCCTCCGAAGAGAGCGGGTTAGGTTCTTTAGTTAACCTTTATGGACTCTATGGATTAGCTAGTCGCACCAGCCTCACCAACCAGACCGCGAACGATAACAAGGCCGTACATGTCACCACGCACCATTTTCTTGGCGTATCGCGTCATCACGCCCTTACGGGGCACGAAGTCTTCGACACCGAAGATCGTCGGGGTCACCTGGAGTGGCACATATGGAGCGTAGACATATCCTGACTCAAGGAAGCTACCACCCTTGCGACCAACGAGGATCACGTTACGGATGAAGTAAGGATCGACGTACACGTCGAACTTCTTAGAGAGAGAACCGGTCTTAACCGCACCGATTGAGCCCGTGTCGGCATCAACAGTAACGGATGCACGGAAACCAGCGGTGAACTCAAGGATAGAAGCAACTTCGGGTCCACAGATAATGAAGTTGGCTCCACCACGCAGAGTCTTACGATGGATTCTAGCAGACAGGTCGTTAATGGTCTCGATCAGAGTCTCGTACCACTCGGAAACCGTACCAGTGAAGTCAGGAGCAGCCGAAGATGCACCGATTTCCGCACCAGTCTCGCGGTTCACGAAGAGGCCGGGAGAGCGAGCCCAATAAAGCGTACCAGCAGTTGCACCCTGGACAAGATCCTGAAGGATCTCGCGGTCGATCTCAAGAGCAATCTGCTCGGAGAGAATCGAGGTCAACTCAACCTCGGCATCGAGGTTGTGGTAAGCATTAAGGTCTTGACCCAACTCAGGAGTCCACTTAGCCTTGAGCTTACGAGTCATCGCGGTAACAGCAATGCTGTCCACCTTGATGTCGATCTCAGGGATATGTGCTTCGTCTTCGAGACCCCATTCCGACGTCGCAGCAACAACACCAACATGATCCTGCGAGGCACGGCCAGCAGGGTCACCAGTGAAGTTATCAGCAAGCGGGAATGTCATGGTCGGAGCAGCACTGAACACGTCAGTTGCCTGTCCATTCTTGGCGGGGATGTTAGCATCCGTTCCAACGAAGACCATGTACAGAGTGTCCTCAATACCGTCCCAAGAAGCATCAGTTGGGTGCAGAGTCTGCGAACCAAGTGCATTCAAGCGACGAACTTGCTGACAATCATTGAGAGTCGACTCGCCGTCGGCGAAAGAGCAAGAAATAGCAGTTAACATTCTACGGTTAAGCAACTGTCCGCTTTCTTCAATCTCGGCAAGAGTTGTTCTAACGTGAATAGCTTCGTAGCCATCACCAAGCCCAAGGACGTCCGGATCGTAACGAAGGCTCTTCTTTTGAGCCTCTGTGATGTTAGACGGGTTCAGATCAATAACAGCAGTACTGGTCGCATTGCCAAGGGCGTATGCGTCCAATTCGTTGGCGTTACCATGAAGGTTTGAACCGGTTGGAGCAGAGTAGCCAGTGGAAAGGTTATAGAAACCAATATCCAAAGAGTTATCAATGGCGCCAATATCTGTTTTGGAACCCTCGTATCCGAGGTCAACACCACCTGTAATCTCGAATCCAACCTTGCCACCACCATACAGCGAACTACCAGCAGTATGGCCTGCGCGTGTCACATTATGGGTGAAGTCAAGGAAGAAAATGAGACCCGAGGGCAAACTCATCGGCTGAACCGAGACGACATCGTTGGCCAAAAGGCCACCGAAAACACGACGGACGAGCGGGAAAGCCACGGACGCGAAGCCCTCAACGTTACCACCGAGGCCCATCGATGAAGCTTCTTTCAGAAGCTGAGCAGCCTGATTTTCAAGCAGACGTGCCATGCCTTGACGAGGAGCATCCCCTTCAAGGCCTTCAAGAAGACCGGTCTTTTCCCACTTCGAGAGCAGGGCATGGCCTTCCTGACGGAGATCGCGCTGTACAATTCCTTCAGTTAATTTATCTAGAATTGACATTTTTTATTTTCTCCTTTTAAGAATGATTTTAGATTTTTATCAGTTTTTCGAAATACCAGCCAAGCGCTGGAAACGTTCCTTTAAAATAGTATCTTTTTCAGTTCTACGTGTCTTTCTTCTTGGCACAGATATTGAAGGCTTTCTAATAGCTTCGCGAAGTGAATCTGGCTTTCTATCTCTAGAACTGCCCACAGCGCTTTGAAGGGTTTCAAAAATAACCTTCGCTTCTTCAACTGAATCAGTTTTTTGAATAGATTCGACAATTTTATTCTTTTGTCGCTCATTCAGGGAGGCATTATTCAATGTCCGATTCATATAAAGTAGTTTTGCATTTGAAAGATTTACTTCTTCAAGCTTGTCTTTCATCATTATAAGCATTTGCTTATATTTATTATTTGACTCGGCTAATTCTTCTATAGCTGATTCAAGCTGCTCTTTCTGCTCTCTAGCTTCCGTAGCAGCAAGTCTTGCGAGTCGAATTTCTTTCGCGTATTGAATGTCGGAACCGGAGCGTCCAGCCCAGCCCGTCAGTTCATCGCCTGCGACGTCAACGATAAGCTCCTCAACCAAGTTGCTGAGATCAACACCCTCGGGAAGAACAATCTCGTCGTCCTCGTTTAAATCTTCTGTTTCAGAGATATCTGCTTTTTCCTCTTCGACGGGGTCGGGGTACTCAAACAGAAGCTCTTCG